TGGGGATCGTTGGCTGACCGGTTATGCCGCCGTGTACGGCACCCGTTCCCACAACCTTGGCGGGTTCGTTGAAACGGTCCGGTCGACGTTCTTCGATGACGCTTTGGCGGCACCGAAACTCGATGTTGTCGGCGCCCCGAACCATGACATGTCCGCTGTGGTCGCCCGCACCGGCGCCGGGTTGGAACTTAAGTCTGATTCTGTTGGGCTGGCGTATCGGATGCTGCTCGATGTCGGCGATCCGGTAGCTGACCGTATCGCCCGGCTTGTTGACCGTGGCGTGTTGCGTGGCAGTTCGTTCTCGTTTGTCGCCCCGGCCGGCGGGGCGGGGGAACAGTGGTCGAAAACTGAGCAGGGCTACCCGTTGCGTGAACTGGTGTCCGGCGCCAGGGTTTACGATGTCGGCCCGGCGACGATCCCTGCGTATCCGGCTACGGAAACGGTCGGGCAGGTGGCGTTGCGGTCATTGGCCGAAGCTCGAGGGTTGCCGGTCGCTGACGTGTTCGCTGCTGCGGCAGCCAACCAGTTGGGTGGTATTATCGACGGCGACCCGCAAGGCGATCTCGTCGGGGTGTCGGACAGCCAGCCGGCTAGCAGCGTCCGCCGCCAGAACCGTTCGGTGAGGATCTTGGCGGCGAGGAACGCGACGAGGTAGTTGCCCGTCGAAGGCCGACATTCTGTCCAAGTCTCCCGGCCCGAGATTGGAAACTCGCGATGACCACCCGTGATCTTTGGGTCCAGTACCGAAGCGCCGCAGATCAGCTCCAAGCGCTTTACGACGCGGCCGAGGGCCGTGACCTGACCGCCGAGGAGCAGGCGACCGAAGCTCGTATCAACGCTGACGTTGACGGGCTGATGCAGCGGATCGAAGCCGATCTGGAACGTTCGCAGCGTGCCGCGTCGATGAACGACATTGAGCGGCGCATGTCGCATCTCGCTGCCGCAGCGTCTGACGAACCGCAGGTTGACAATTCGGAAGAAGCCCGTGTCCGGGCGTTCCTGCGAGGCGAAACCCGCACCCTGACGGTGAACGGTTCCGAACAGCGCGTGCAGGTCAAGGGGAGCAGCGGCGCTGGCGGTTACACCGTGCCTACCTCGTTCTATGATCGGCTCGTTGAGCACATGATCGAAGTGTCGGGCATCATGTCGGCTGGTCCGACGGTGCTTCGCACCAGCTCCGGTGAGAACCTTCAGGTGCCGAAGACCACCGCACACGGCACCGTTTCAGCGATTACGGCTGAGAACGCTGCGATCTCGGCGTCGGACTCGACGTTCGGTCAGGTCACCCTCGGCTCCTACAAGTACGGGCGGCTCGTTCAGGTGTCGCGCGAACTTGTCGAGGACACCGCTGTCGATCTTCTCGGCTACCTCGCCCGTGACTGCGGTCGGAGCCTCGGTAACGCTTTCGGGGCGCACGCCGTGACCGGCACCGGATCGTCGCAGCCTTCCGGCATCGTGACCGGTTCGACTGCCGGTGTGACCGGCGGGGCTGGTGTGACTGGCGCGTTCACCGCCGACAACCTGATCGACCTGTTCTACAGCGTCATCGCTCCGTATCGGGCGTCGTCTTCGTGTGCGTGGCTGATGCGCGACGCGACCGTTGCCAGTGTCCGCAAGCTGAAGGACTCCAGCAACCAGTACCTGTGGCAGCCGTCGATGCAGGTCGGCGCACCCGAAACGCTTCTCGGAAAGCGGTTGTACACCGACCCGAACGTCGCTGCTGTCGCACTGTCCGCGAAGAGCGTGCTGTTCGGCGACATGTCGACCTACTTCGTTCGCATGGTCAACGGTGTCCGTTTCGAACGGTCCGACGACTATGCCTTCAACACCGATCTGGTGACGTTCCGGGCGATTCTCCGGGCTGACGGCGCCCTGGTCGACACGACCGGCGCGGTCAAGCACTTCATCGGCAACGCCGCATGATAAGCGGGTGGCAGGCCGGCTTTCCGGGCCGGGACCGGCCTGCCACCCGCGCTTTCACAACGACCCGTTGGAGGACTCCGATGCTCATCACCATGACCGCAAACATCACCGGCACCCGCAACGGTGTCGACTGGCCTGCCGTCGGCGGAACGATCGACGTTCCCGACTCTGAAGCCGCGGATCTGATCGCCGCCGGCCTCGCTGAAGCCGCCCCCGACCCTGTTCCTGCTGCCCGCAAGAAGGGCTGATGGCATACGCCACCCTCGCCGATCTGCGTTCCTGGCTGTCGATCGATGACAGTTGGGATGACGGCACGTTGTCGGCGACGTTGAACGCCGCTGAAAGCGCTGTGGAAGCCCATTGTGGGCAACTGTTCACAGCAGTCACCGCTACCCGTGTGTTCGTCCCCGACAACGAACTGGTGTTGTATCTCGCTCAATCCCCGATCGCTACGTCGGTAGGGATGACGGTGCTGAGCGACACCGACAATGACGGCGTGTACGAAACGACGATCCCGTCGACCGATTGGCTGCTCGAGCCGATCAACGGGCTCGGCCCGACCGGCGAAACCGGCTGGCCGTACACCCGTGTCCGGTTGATCAACGGGGAAACGTGGACTGCGTCCGAATGGGGGCGTCCCACCGTTCAGATCACCGCACAATGGGGTTGGCCGGCGGTACCCGAAGCGGTGCGTCAAGCGACGCTGATCGGGGCTGCCTGGTTGTGGTCGCAGAAAGCTTCTCCGACTGGTGTGCAGATGACCGAGTTCGGTCCGATGACAATCAGGTCGATGCCGCAAGCAGAACGGCTTCTGGCCCCGTATCGGCGTGGCGGGGCGATGATCGCTATCGGCGGGATGTCGTGAACATCACCACTGTCCGCCAGGCGGTCGCTGAAACGTTGGCTGGTGTCACCGGGTTGCGTCCATACGCGTACGACCCGGACACGATCCCGGCCGGCGACGCTGACGTTGCGGTTGTTCACATCGATGATGAAGGTATCGACTATTACGAGGCGTTCCGTGGCGGTACCGCCCTGCTGTATCTGTCGGTTGAGTTGTCGGTGCCGATGTCATCTGATCGAGCTGCGACTGAACGGATGGACAGCTTGTTGTCGTCTGGTGCTGGGGCGTCGAGATCGGTCATTGACGCTTTGCAGAAGAACCGTACGTTGGGCGGGTTGACCGGCGGGTTTGTTGTACGGTCAGCGTCGAAACCGTTTGTTGTCGGCGACGCTGTCGGCGGTAACTCTCGCCGTTTGAACGCCACTTTGCATCTCACTATCCCCATCGGGAGGCTCTGATGGCTGCGTTCGCAATGACCGATGTTGACATGTATTGGGCTGGGTTGGATCTTGCCTGCTATTCAAACCAGGTAGAAGTAGCTGTCACGTCGAACGATATTGATGTGACGACGTTCTGTTCTGGCGGCTGGACCGAAATGCTGTCCGGTTTGCGGTCGGTGTCGTTGAAATCTTCCGGTCCGACCGACATGACTCCAGCGTCCTCGAGCTTTGTGCCGTCGTCCACCGTGTGGGCTTCAGGGTTCGCTACGGTAACTGCAACCGGTCACGGGTTGACCCCTGGGCGGACGGTCACGTTCTCCGGGTTCACGCCCACCGCATGGAACGGTTCATATCGGGTGTTTGACACTCCCACAGCGAACACGTTCCGGGTGCAGATCGACAGCAACCCTGGAACGGTCACCGTTCAGGGTCGTGTGAAGATGTATGACGGTCTGGACGAGGTGATCGGCGCTGGCGGGGTGGGCGACATCGGACCTTGGTCTGCTGTTCCGATGGGCGGCACCGAAGGATCTGTCGCCTACTTCACTGATGCGGTGTTGATGGGTTTCACGCCGCTCACCGGCAGTGTCGGCGATGTCGCCGCCTACGAGGCGATGTGGTCAGGCCGGCAGCGGCTTGTACGTGGCGTTCTCACCTCATCTCAGGTTGTGTCGGCGACCGGTAATGGTTCTGGTTTCCAGCTTGGTTCGGTGACCGCATCGCAGAAAGTGTATGCGGCGCTTCATGTTCTGTCCGCCGCTGGCACCACCCCGTCGATCACTGTGAAAATCCAGTCTGACGACAACAGCGGGTTCACGTCACCGACGGATCGGATCACGTTCTCTGCTGCGACTGTTCACAGCGGCCAGTTCTCGTCGCTTGCCGGTTCGATCACCGACGACTGGTGGCGGGCCGTGTGGACTATCACCGGCACCACCCCAGGTTTCGCTGTGCGTACCATCATCGGTATCGCCTAACAACAAGGAGTTACAATGGCTGCTTTCTCGATGACTGACTGCTATATCGCTATTGCCGGCGTTGATCGTTCGCAGTACATCAAGTCCGTGACCGTTCACGTCGAGGCGGCGGAACTTGATTCCACCGATTTCGCTGACTCTGGTTGGACTGTTCCGATCACCGGCATCAAGTCCGGCAACGTCCAGCTCACGTTCAACCAGGACATGGCCGCTTCGCAGCTCGACTCGATTCTGTGGCCGTTGATGTTCTCGACTCAGACGTTTGAGATCCGTGCGACGAACTCTGCTGTTGGTACCAGCAACCCGAAATACACCGGGTCGATGTTGATCCGCGAGTACACCCCCTTGACGGGCGGTGTTGGCGATCTTGCCGAGGTCAGCGTCACGTTCCCGTTGAGCGGCGCTCTCATCAGGGCAACCGCCTAGTTCTGTGCCGAACATCAAACCGCCGGCGCCTAGCGACCGGCGGTACGGCGTCCATGTTTACGGGGCGAGAGAGCTACG